ACTCCACGAGCGTTGGGCGTGCGCGTGACGTACTCGACACCATAGCCCAGCCACAACGTCGAGAAGCCCCACTTGCGGGCCTTGAGCGTGCAGTAGCGTTCCGGCTTGCCGGCGCGTTGCGTGCGAAGGCGGATGGCCTCAACCTTGCGCTGAACTCCGTTGAACTTCCAGCGCCCCCACGTGCCGGTCTTCTTGTCCTGCAGCTGGATCACGCGCTCGATGTACTCGCGCCGGCCAACGACCTTGTGGCCAAGAAGAGCGTTGTGCAGCGCGTACTCGCGCATCGGCCCAGCCTTCACCGTCGCGCAGATCTGCTTGACGATCAGGTCTTCCTCTTCTCTTGACAGCTTGGACATTATTCTGTACAGACTACTTCATGACACGCAAGTTCGCCATCCTGAAGGAGTACGAAAAGCGCATCGACCTGAAGATGGGTCGGGCCAAGTTCGTGGACTGGATCGCCAAGCTTGAGAGCATCTACACCGATCGCCAGATCGACGCGATCGTTGCGGCTCTCATGCGGGAGGCGCTGTCTGCCGAGAACCCTGCTGGGTTCACCGTGTGGGCGGCCAAGGGACCGATCGGCATGTGGATGTCCGACTACGCTTACGACAAGGTCAAGCGTATGGAGATCCAGAAGAAGGGCTCAGGAACGGAGACGGTTCAGAGCATCCTGCGCCGAAGCGGCGGCCGCACTCTTTGACTTCGACTGCTGGAGCATGCCCTTGATCTCGGCGAGCGTGCGAAGCAGCTGATGCGCAACCTGCGGTCGCTTGCAGGTCTTGAGCGTGTCGAGCATCATGCGAACGACGAAGTCCTCGCTGATGTCGTCGAACGTGAGCGCCTTGCCAGAGCCCAGCAGGCGCTCGATCTCGCGGTAGCTCTCATCGGAGAGAGACGATGCAGTTGCTGCGAAGCGCATCAGATCTGTGCGATGTCGTAGTCGATGAGGACGGGGCCAAGGCCAGCCGTGATGAACCGGAACGCAACCGGTCGATCGATCTCGATCGGACACGGGATGACCTCTCGGTTCACTGCCGCGTTTCCACCGATGTTCCCCTGAAGGATCAGCGTTGCGTCATCGATGGATCGGATCTGGTACGTGAACACGGTGGCCGAAGGAGCCACGAGCAGAATGATCTGGTTGATCACGACCTTGCCGGCAGACTTCGTGACGTTCTGTCCGTTGACCAGATACGCCGCATGATCCTGCACAGCGCCCGTGTGCATGTTGATCGGGTGGTACGTAGTGCCGAGCGTATGCGTGCCACCAACATCGACGATTGCGATCATGTCAGTTGGCGTGGATGTAGGAGACTAGAACGCGCAGGTTCGCATCGGTCACAGCGGCCTTGACGCCAAAGCCGTGCTTGAGCTCAATCCACAGCGGAGGAGTCGTGCGATCTGCCGCTGCGTTCGAGGAGATGCTGTAGGGGAACAGGTCAGTTCCAGCCATGTTCACGAGCGTGATCGTCGATGCTCCGGTTGGCGCCGCAAGAATCGCGATGCCGGTGATGATGACCTTCTGTGCCCCGAACAGAGCGGACGAGGAAGCAGTAGTGGTGGTGCCGCCTTGCCCGTTGGTGGGGAACTGCGCTGCGGTGGAGGCCGAGAAGTCCAACACCATCCACCGAGACGGCGGATACGGGGTAAGGGGCACCGGCATGACTACTGACCCTTGAACGGACGAGGAGCCTTGGTCATGGCCGAACCACGAGCGCCCGTCTTGAGCGTGCCCGTGCTCTTGGCCTGATTCGGCTTGCCCTTGCTCATCGAGCCGGAGTTGCCCGAGCCCACGGGAAAGGAGGAGCACTTCATGTCTAGTACCCCTTGCCCTTCATGCCGCCCTTGCCCTTGCCGCTCATCTTCTTGCCCTTCATGCGAGTACCTCGGTTTCGTGTTGACTTCCGCCCATGTGGGCGTACGGGTCGGAGCATAGCCTCGAGGGGGTAGGTGTCAAGCTGGCCAGAATTCGGGTCTAGATGCGGTCCCAGAGCTGAAGCATCTTGCCCTCAACGATGGACCGAACGTAGGCGGACACCGTCATGTCCTTGAGCTTGGCCATCTTGCGCAGCACCTTGCCCATGCGCTTGGTGGGCAGTCGGAAGTAGACCATGGTGCCGCCGTCGGCGTAGATACGAGGGCGTCCGAGCTTCTTGCTTTTATTCTTGATGGTTGTCATGCAGAATAGCCTGCATGAGCGATGCGAAAAGTCAAGTAGTTATTGGCATCGACACGGGACGGACGGGTGGCATCGCGGTGCTGGAGAACGGCCGGATCATCCGCGTGATCGAGATTGACGACAGCCAGCCGCTGAAGCAGATGGTGGCCGTTCTGTGGGAGTACACCCGTACCAGCGACGACGTGGAGATCATCTACGAGAAGCCGAACGGCTTCATGTCGAAGAAGGCTAGCTGGTGGGCGGGCTACTTCGAGGCTACGTGCCACGCCCTGCAAGAGTGGGCTGGATCGTTCATTCCCGGCGGAAACTACAAGCTTCGCGCGGTTCGCCCTCAGGAGTGGCAGAAGTTCGTCTTCACCACGACAGCGAAGAAGATGGACACCAAGAAGCGTGCGCTGCGCGAGTGCCGCCGCCTGCTCCCCTACGTGAACACGACGCACGACGGCTGCATCGACGCATGCCTGATCGCGTTCTACGGCTTTCAAACCTCGAGGAAGATCTGATGGCGACCAAGGAACAGATCCAAGCGATCATCGAAGAGAACCTCTCCGAGCCCGTCCTGATGATCGACGGCCATGAGACGGCGATTCTTGGCTTTGTGACGCGCTGCGGCGAGCCGGCGATCGCGGTCTACGACTACACCAAGATCGTGTCGAACCTGCAGAAGGATGGCATGTCCGAGGAGGAGGCCATCGAATACGTGGAGTTCAACATCGCCGGCGCATGGGTAGGCAAGGGGACGCCGGCCCTGATGGTCCCGGTGGACTACCTGCTCTAGGGTGTCAGATGGCGAAGTACATGCTGTGTGGGTACTGCCCCATGAAGGTGCGGCTGGATCCTTCTGGTCCGGTGATCCCCTCCCACAGGGGGGACGTGCGCTACGAGGAGCACGCCATGCAGCACGAGAAGCTTGGGCCGTTCATCGATGACAGCTTCGTCACGATGCCCAAGGGAGAGTACCGTCCCCCGCGACCGCTCCCGGTTCACGAGCGAGGTAGCTCTGAGGCGAGCGACATGTGGCAGGGGCTAGGCTGGGACTGACCTACAGGACCGTTACAATGGCAAAGCGAAAGAAGCAGGGACCGAATCTGTCCGTTGGACGTGGCGAGAAGCTGTCCGTCTCGGAGGGCGCAGGGCTGACGGCGAAGGGTCGCGCGAAGTACAACCGCGCCACGGGCAGCAACCTTCAGGCTCCGACGAAGGACAAGGACGACCCTCGTCACAAGAGCTTCTGTGCCCGTAGCCGGGGTTGGACCGGCGACCGTGGCAAGGCTGCCCGGAAGCGTTGGGGCTGCTAAGCCCGTTCCTCGGACTTCTGGCGGTCCTCGAAGCGCACGTCGCCCCGGACCTTGCGTAGATCGGCCTCGATCAGCGCGAGGATGCGCTCCTGTGTCCAGACAATCCGCTGCTGCGTCTGGACCATGCTGTCCACCGTCTGGCTGTGCTGTTCGGTGGTCAGGGTGGCCGCCTGAATGGCGTTCTTGAGGGCATGGAGGGTTTCCTTGAGCACCTTGCGGTCCTCGTTGGCCTCGAACCTGTCAGCGTCCATGCGCTTCATCAGGTCGTCCCTATCCCGGTCAGAGCGGCTAGCCATCCACTTGGCCATCCACACGCCGGCACCAACCATGGGGGCGACGATGGACACCACCGTCTCCCACGAGACCGTCAGATACTGCCCGTCCGCAATGCACAACATGCCGCAAGTCCTGTCTAGAGGAGCCCGCACGGCAGGACGCAGGTGGAGATAGCCTAACGGCTCTGTCATGCGATGCCCGAGCATCGCATAAGCATTCCTAGGCATGCAAGAGCATGGCACAGGCATAGCACAAGCATGCACAGGCATAGCTGGGGCATGCACAACACGCCTCCATACACAGCCAATACACGGCTCTTACACAGCTGTAACTTGACACGAGGTGTTATCAGGGCATCCTGCGAAGGGAACCGGAGCACGGTAGTGCGGAGGGTTGCTCGAGGCTCAAACTGGCACCATGTGAGCCGAGAGCTCTTGGGAAGCTTGGTCTCTGAAGGCCACCAAACCCAGCAAGTTATGCAAGCCATCCCTCAACGCAGGGTAGTTGCTGCTGATTCCTGCGCGGAACGCGCCGAAAACCACCGACCAACACTCGAAATCTACCGTGTGTGGGCTCGGAGCTAGGTCCATCACGTCGGGCTACCTAGCGAAAACCCCCCGGTACCCCCGTAGGGGGGGTGCGGGAGCCGGGCTCAGCCCCGGCATGGCGTCAGGCTACCCGGCAAAGCGCAAAACGCAAGCCGATCGGGCTCGAATTACACCACGGCTGGAGGTGTCCGGCCCGCCGATGGGACGGACGGGGCGAGCGATCGCTCCCCACGAAAGGCCCGAACAAGGAAGGTGTGACTCTCTGACTCTCTCTGCCAACGTGCTCTGTCTGTCTGTCTCTCGGTAGGCGTCCAGACTTAGGTACGGGTACTGACTCTAGATGTACGAGTCTCGTACTGGCTTGACAACCCGACTCTCGCTTAGTGCGCAAGCCACTGCACTAGCTATCCCCACAATGCGAAAGCGTGGGGAGTACTATCCGGTCCGAAAGCCGGACGTGTACCGATGGATGGGGCGACTACCCCGATAGCGCAAGCTATCTAGACCCCGACCGTAGCTTAGGCGTCGACGCCGATAGGCGTCTCTCCTGCAAGTCTGTAGCTCTGCAAGCTTGGCACGATAAGAGACCTAGCAAGTCTCTAGCGAGAGGGAACCCCGATACATCGGGAGGCTACGTGACAGGTAGCTTTCCGATAGGGACCGGGAACCTGACTGTCCCAACCCCTACCGCTCAAGCCGTAGAGGTACTCCGCAGAGCCTACGATCGCGAGGCCTGTCAAGACTGCGGAGAATCTCTATGGATGCCACCTGAGTGTGCAGGACGATCCCCCAAGGTCGAAACCTAGGACTCCGAAGAAGTCCGAAGGTCCGTCGGTAATGCCGACGCTGATGATGACCACGTCAGGACTCTAAACCAACCAACCACGGAGAAACTCTCATGACCACCGCACAGCAAATCGACCGCCTCGACCGCCTGATCTCCGAGCTCATGCTTCAGGATGATCGCATTCGTCGCTCTGCCCTCGACATCCACCACGCCGCTCTGGCTCGCGTGAATGCTCGCATCGACGATCTTCTGTTCCGCCGTCTCTCTCTGGAGACGCGCCGCGACTCCGGCACCTACGAGCTGCTCCCTGAGGACGCGGTCTGATTCCAACCACCACCAACCAACCACGGAGAAACTCTCATGCACCACCCCTACGACATGCAAATCGTCCGCCGTGACTCTGTCACGAACCGCCTGTTCGAATCCACTAGCTACTACACTCAGATACAGACTGCGATCAAGGCTGCTATCGAGCAGACCCGTGGTCTGAATGACGTGGTCGAGGTCACCATCTGGATGGACTGCGGCAACGAGGGACGGTCGTACTACGCCTACATCGGAGACGCCTTCGGTCCCGAGCTCGATCCCACGGCTGTGGAGTACGAGCTCTCTCTGGCTTGGCACGAGCATGTGACCCGTCGCTCGAATGACTGGCACGAGTGCGACGCCTAGTCCGACCTAACCAACCACCAACCAACCACAACCAACCACGGAGTAACTCTGTCATGACCGAATATCTTACCACGAACACGAAGGTCTCGAAGGATGTCGACGGCTTCGAGCTGCTCATCATGCAGCTTGCCCCTGTCAAGGTGGCGAAGCACCGTCTCGACGACGGCACCATCCTCAACACGTGTCCCGATGCGGGCGCGTGTGCGAAGACCTGCATCTTCGAGAGCGGTCGCGGCGTCAGCAAGAGCGTCTTCGACGCTCGTGTCTGGCGCACCGTCAACCTCATCGCTACCGACGGCACCATCTCTCCCGTCGCTCTGGCGCAGCTCGAGCTCGAGCTTGCCAAGGCTGTGCGTGCAGCCAACAAGCGCGGCAAGCGTCTCGCTGTCCGCCTCAATGGCTTCTCGGATCTCGACTTCGTCGCTCTGCTCGGCATCGACTTCTTCGCTCGCTGGTTCGACGTGCAGTTCTACGACTACACGAAGTCGTTCGAGAGGTGGAAGCTGCACCTCGCCGGCAAGCTGCCCGCCAACTACGACCTCACCTTCTCGATCTCCGAGAAGCGCACGCTGTCCGAGGTGATGCCGATCATCACGAAGAAGCACGCTCGCCCCGCTCGCTGCGCTGTCGTCAGCCGCAACCCTGCGGCGATGCTCGCCTTCGGCGCGAACTACGTCGACGGCGACAAGCACGATGCAACCTTCGTGCACCCGACGGGCACGATCCTCGTGCTCGCTGCCAAGGGCAAGGGCGGCAGCCGCAACCCCGAAGTCACCTCGTTCATCCCCGCCTGATCTAACCCCCAACACAGGAGACCACGACCATGACCGCTACGTACTGCGACAACTGCGGCGAAGACATCACCAACAAGAAGCAAGTCTGGTTCGCAGCGATTCCCTTCGCCGTCGCATCCGCCAACGTCGGAGAAAGCGCGACGCTGTGCATCAAGTGCAGCAAGCCCAAGGGAAAGCTCGAAAGCTTCCGCTCCATCTAACCAACCAACACAGGAGACCACGATGAACACGATCTACTACAAGATTCAAGGCTACGGAGAGGCGAGAATGCGCGGCAACCGCTACGAGAAGTACATCATCTACGATCGATACATGATCGACCGTTACGCCGAGTTCGACGGCAAGATGTTCTTCGACGATCACGTCGCTTGGCACTACTCGACCGCCGCTGAAGCGATGTCCGACCTGCTGCGCATCAAGGCCGACGACGAAGCCAGCGGACACCGTGTCGAGGTGCTCGCGTGAAGCGCAACATGACCAAGCTCTAACCACCAACACAGGAGACCACGACAATGAACACCAACACCAACACCAACACCAACACGGAGACCAACATGACCGCCGCTATCACCTTCCACCTGACCCCTGACCAGATCATCGGCGCTCTCGTGCACAACGAAAGCTACATCGACTCGATCCTCAACAACATCTACGGCACGGTCATGTACCGTCAGGTCGAGCGCCTCGCGATCAACAAGTACATCGAGAGCAACGAGGAGAACATGCGCGACCTCGCCCTTGAGCGCATGATGGAGGACGACGAGGACGACATCCGTGAGGCAGCTGCGCAGCAGCTGATCGACGAGTGCGACGAGGACGTGCGCGATGCTGCGATCCAGAAGATGATCGACGACGGCGATGTCACCGACGATGCGGTGTCGAAGTACATCGAGGACAACGAGGATGAGGTGCGCGAGGCTGCGGTCGAGAAGATCATCGAGGAAGACTGCGACGCGCTGCACCGTGCCGCCGTCAAGTACTACTACGATGAGCACGAGGAGTCGTGCATCCACGAGGCGGCCAAGCTCTACCAGCAGCAGAACTTCGCCGATGTCGAGAACGCTGCGGTCGAGTCTCTCGTGCAGAGCATGTTCAACGGCGACCCGTACGGCTTGACGATCAAGGTCGCCAAGGCGTGGGCCGAGCACCGCAAGCAGGACGCGCAGGATCTCGACAAGATGGCTGCTCGTCAGCAGCTCGAGGCGCAGATCGAGGACATCAAGAAGAAGCAGCAGGAGATCGAGCTCGCCATCGCCAAGCTCGGCATCTGATCAACCACCAACACAGGAGACCAAGCCATGCACGACCATGAATACGACGAGTTCACCGACGAGTTCGCGAACCCCGGCGGCAACAGCGCCCTGCGTAGGGAGACCAAGCGGAACCCCCGAAACCTGCCCTGCCCCACGTGCGAGCGTCCCAACATGCTGACGCCTCGCGACAGGGATCTGGGATACCAGTGTGACCTGTGCGCGGACGCTCTCGAGGGCGGCTCGTACTACGGCAGCTACGGCAGCAGCAACTACTAACCAACCAACACAGGAGACCAACATGACCAAGCTCACGAACTACGGCAGCCTGACCAACTACTTCATGGTCAACATGAAGGGCCAGCCCGAGCCCGTCGTCGGGCAGTACGTCACCGTCGTGCAGTACAGCGACAGGTGGAGTGGCACCATCCACAAGGTGGAGTGCTACAAGTCCGGCGCTCGCAAGGGCATGGTGCGCCGCATCATGTTCACCCGCGACGAACGCGTGCGTGTCGACAACTACGGCATGAGCGATGCGCAGCAGTACGAGTGCATGACGAGCGACCCGAAGAGCGGCGTCGATTCGAGCGGCGACCAGTGGTCTAACCACTACTGGGCCAACCGCACGCGAAGCGGCAAGTTCCGCCTCGACAAGTACAACTACCTGATCATCGGATTGCGCGAGAACTACCACGACTTCAGCTTCTAACCTTCTCAACACAGGAGAAAGACATGACCAAGCTCTCGATGAAGTACATGACCAGCAAGAAGCTCACCGATGCAATCGCGACCATCACGCCAAACCACCAGTGGTTGGTGATCGGTCAGGGATCGTGGGCACGAGACCCGTCTCTTGCGAAGGCGATCACCAACGTCAGGAGATGGAACTTCAGCAGCGACTCCAAGGCCCTCGCCATCTACCGTGTGACTGGAATGGTCCAAGTCCACCTGTTGAGTGGCGATGTCATCCACATCTGCCCTGATGGCGCAACCAAGTGCGACGAGGACACCGGCGTGCGCTGCGTGCAAGCTCCGATCTTGTACATGACGCGCAACAGCGACGGCATGATCAAGGACAACATCAACGGACTTACCCGCCGTGCCAGCGACCTGTTCGTTGCCGGCTCGAGCCCCCAGTAGTTTCTCTTGACACAACCTGACACGGAGACCAACATGACCACCCAGTACGTGACCGCACCTGTCCACCTCGACGGCATCCTGTTCCTCGAATGCAGCGGTGATGTGATCCACACCCCCGCTACTCGCGATGATCCCGGCTACATCGACATCGGCAGCGAGATCGACATCGTCATCACCGATGGCGACAAGCTGCGCATTGCGCTGACCAAGGAACAGACCATCGAGATGGTCAAGAACTACTACGACCAGATCCAAGAGGCGCTGATCGATGCGGCCTCCGACAACTTCTAACCAACCACCTACACGGAGAATACATATGCAGACCGTATTCGTTGTGACCTTCCACACCGACACCGGAACACCCCACGTCCTCGGCGCGTTCATGTCTGGCTCGGACGCCGTCGAGCACGCCACGCGCTACGTCCAGCAGCGCATCAGGGACATCCCCGACGAACGCTGGGTCTCGATCAACTCGTGGCACTGGCAGATGTCCTGCTACTCAGACGCCGGCCGGCTGGTTTCCGAGGCTCGCGTTCGCATCCACCGTACCGATCTCATCAAGCCCACCATCACGGAGTAACCATGAACACTCATCACTCGTTCCACCTCAGCCCGACCTCCAAGACCATGGGCCGCATCGTCGTGGCGAAGGACACGCTGCTCGTCGTGCTCGACATCTTCGATGACTGCCGCCACTGCGGCGAGCATGGCGGCATTCAGTCGGTCACCTTCTCGGTTCCGATCTCCGGCAGCGCCATGTCCGACATGCGCTCCACGCTCGAGGTGCTGCTGCACAAGTACGAGCAGGCGTCTGACCAGCTGCTCGAAGACGACAAGACCAAGTCCGAATCCATCTTCAACTAACCAACAACACAGGAGACTATGACCATGGGACGTTTCAGGAACTACACCAGCATCCACATCATGCGCACCGACTGGAAGGACGAGGTCACTCGCCAAGTTGGCTGCAGCGCACGCAAGATCGACAAGGTCGTGGCATTCGACATCGGTCTGCTCGACGATGACAACAGCGGACGGCTGAAGAGCAGCGAGTCCGTCTGCTTCGCTGTCGACAGCATCGAGACCATGCGCATGGTGGCTCGCGTCATCCTCGACGAGGCCGATCGCCTCGACGGCCGACCGGAGGCGCAGTGATGTACATCGCCTACTGCCTGCTCGCCTTCGTCATCGGCGTGCTCTGGTGGCTCGACGAGATGATCAACGGCAAGCAAGAAGGGAAGGACTAGCATGGCACACCTCAAGCACCGAGAGATCGACGAGCTCTACGCTCGCATCACACCCGACGAGGAAGAGCGTTCGCAACAGATCGCTGATCAGCAGCGACGCAACGCACTGCTCGTGGACATCATCGCCAAGGTGACCATCACCGGCATCTGGGTTTCCCTGTTCCTCTACGCTCTCACTCTTCTGGAGAACTGACATGACCAACAACATCATCGCAGCGATCGACCAACAGTACGTCATCGCCAACAGCGGCAAGTCACTCTGCCCCATCCGTGTCTCGTCGTTCGGAGACTGCACTGCCAAGCTGTACCAGCTTGCGAGCGGTGCATCTCGCGAAGAACTCAACGCTCGTACCTACCGCATCTTCGAGGTGGGCCATGACCGTGGTGCTCGACTTGCCGAGCAACTCAGTCGTCAGCATGGCTGGATCCAGTCAGCACCTGAGGTCGAGCTCTACGTCCCGGTCGATCTGCCTGCCGGCGTTGCCCAGCGTGTGCATGATCGCATGGAGAAGCTGTTCGGCAGCAACGATCTGCCCGTCATGGTCAAGCATGACCATCCTGACACGCTGTACATCCGTGGCCGTGCTGACCTCGTGCTGTTCGGAGAGCATCCGGACTGCGAGGTCGTAGAGTTCAAGACCAAGAACAGCTTCGGCTTCGACAAGCTCGACACCGAAGGCCCCGGCCTGCAATACACGCTTCAGGTGTACGGATACATCATCGGCCTGCGAAGACTGGGATACAACCCGACTCGAGCCACGTTCGTGTTCGAGAACAAGGACAACTGCGAGCTTCTCGCCATCGAGCTCAACTTCGACGAGGCCAAGCGCCTGTTCGACGAGTGGATGGTTGGCTTCAAGCTCATGCTCGAGCAGCTGGCAAACGAAGCTCCGGCCGATGAGCTGCCTCGCTCGGTTGTTCCGACGCACATCTACGAGACCGTGCGCAACGCGCAGGCTTTCGACAACCTCACGGCCAAGCTGCCGTGGAACTGCAACTACTGCGCTGCTGGCCCGACCGCGTGCATCAAGTGGTGCAATGACAACGGCATGGCTGTTGACATCCGTGACAAGCGACGGTCTGGTGCAGACAAGCCCACATACATGGTGACCATCCAATGAAAGATCCGCTCGGCATCACTCCCGGCGACATCGCTGACATGCGCCGTGAGTACGAACTCACGGTCAACCGCTTCTTGTCCAGCCTCGATCACGATCCAGACACCGCCATCAGGAAGGTGAACTCGATGACCGAGACGCTGTCCGAGATGCTCCTCACGAACCGCGACGGCATGACCAAGATGGACGCTGGTGCTGCCGTTGCCATGATGAACCTGTCCGTCACGCCCATCATCATCGCCAAGTGGCGACACATGATGCGCACTCGCAACACCAACCCGGAGAAGACCAATGACGAACCTCTCGCCTGACCAGCAACTCAAACTCCTGCACGCTCCGTTCGATCCCTGCGAACTGGAGTGGCGCTTCCAGAAGTCCGGCAAGCAGGGCGACGCTGGGGTCATGCTGCCCTACGTCTCGGCCCGTGCCATCATGGACCGCCTCGACACGGTCGTCGGCCCGCAGAACTGGAGCGACCTGCTCCGCTGCATCGGCGACCGGACCGAGCGCCGCACGTGGGTGTGCACCCTCGAGCTTGTCCTGTCGGACGGCACCCGTGTGGCACACGAAGACCTCGCCGACGAGACGCACGTCGAGCCCTCGAAGGGTGGCGCATCCGACGCCCTCAAGCGGGTGGCCGTCAAGTTCGGTATCGGCCGCTACCTGTACTACCTGCCCAAGTTCTACGTCGACGAGCAGCCCCGCCCTGCTTGGAAGTGGACCGAGCACATCTCCGGACACCTGCCCAAGAAGTGTCCGTGGGCTGTCCCCGGCGGCAGCGGACGCCCGCCCGAGGGCAAGGGCTCGAGCGGCTGGAACTTCGACACCAGCTTCTCGACCGGCGCAGGTGGTGCCCCGACCGACGAGGCCCCGCCCCCGGCCCAGCCTGCGCCCCAGCAGCGCCAGCCTGCGCCTCAGGCTCAGCCGGCCAAGCCTGCGCCCGAGCGCAAGGCGGAGGCTCCTGCGCGGTCTGCTGGCCAGCGTGGCCCGGACGATGACCCGGACGTGCCGCTGCCGACCCACTCCGCTCCGCCCTTCGACCTCAAGACGCTGGTCAAGTACGGCCAGTACAAGGAGAAGCCGTGGGGCTGGGTCGCGATGGGCTCGCCGGATGGCCGCCGCCGTGGCTGGCTGCGCTGGTCGCGCGACAACCGTGCGAACTTCGACCGCCAGTCCATGCAGGAGCAGGCGTACATGGCGACGCAGCTGCTCGAGTGGCTCGAGGGCAAGCCGACTCCGGCCAACGACCCGTGGCTCGATGGCGAGGCCAACGAGGATACGGACGAGGCTCCGTTCTAGATGGACGCCCCGTACCAGAAGAACTCGGAGACCAGCAAGGCTGCCGCCGAGTCGATCAAGCGGGCCATGCCCACTCAGCGCCACCTGATCTACTGCATCTTCGTGGCCAATCCTGACACCGCGTTCACCGACAACGACCTCATCGAGTACGTGACCGAGCACGACATCGGCGTGTCAATCAACGCCGTGCGGCCCCGCCGCATCGAGCTCCTACGCTACGGCATGATCGAGGAGTGCGGCACGCGAGCCGGAAAGTCCGGCCGCTTGGCGAAGCAGTATCGCGCCAAGTAGCATCAGCACCGGCGGTGGCCTTGGTCAGCCATCTCCGTGTTTGGTTGGTGGGTGGGGGTAGCCCTCGAAAGCTACTCCCACCCCTTCACTTCCTACGAAGGAACCGTGGCACCGACCGGATGGCCAAGAGCCACAGCGTCAGCAGGCCAACGCCGATCAGCGCCGGGACTTGATCTCGCGCCACACTTCGATCAGCAGCTTGATGACCAGCGCCAGCGTGGCGGGGTCAACGGACGTAGGGGTAGCGATCAGACGCTCGACCTCGTCAAGCTTCTCGTCAATCTCTTCGCGCGTCACGGCTTCGGCTCCTTCTCGATCGTCACCTTGGTGCCGCCCTGCATCACTGCGATCCAGACGCCGGCATCCGAGGAGTACACCGCTTCGGGGAACAGGACTCGACACCAATGGGGGATCGGCTGATCGAGGTCGAACGACTCGTCGTAGTCGAGCGAGCGGTTGATCACGCGCCGCTTGCCATCAGTCAAGTTGACCGCAGCCCACGGCGTACCGTTGAAGTGGTCCCGCCCGCCGACGAACGCTCGGCCCTTGACGTGACCGACGAACAATCGCTCGAACGGATCCCAACGGGCGTCGCCGTCACCGTTGAACGAGATCTCAGCATGGAAAGGGGAGGGGCCTGCGCTGCTATCGCTCTGGCAAGAGACAACAGCACAGGCCACAAGCAGCAGGGGAAGCAGCTTCATTGTTTGATCGACTTCAGGAATCGTGCAGCCTGAGCTCCAGCACCCTTCATGGGCAGGGCCTCGACCGCAGTGGTGGGTGACACATCGTATACGGCAGAACCCATAATCGCTGCGCGTTCGGGAGCCGAAATGTCCATGTCAGCATACGTCCCGTTGCTGTGCTCTTTGACGAACTTCCGGCTGCGCTTCCAGATGTCTAGGTCAGCACCGGTCGGCTTCATGTCCTCGAATCCGGACACGATCCACATTCTCGAGAGAGCGCCTTCGTTGCCCTTGGTGGTCTTCATCTCCTCCCACAGCAGGCGAAGGAGCTGCGACTTGTCCTCCGGTCCACGCCACGCCGCACGCACGATGCGATCGTGCAGGGCAGGGTCGATGTCCTTGCGATACACCAGACCATCAGCGTCAGACAGCAGGGGGTCGATAGACGAGGCTCGTCGCTTCAGTGCTGTCACGGTGTCGGCCACCCACAGCCTGCGGTCGTAGTCGCTTTCGCCCTTCGATCGCAGCCACTTGCCGAGCTCCGTCAGCGGACTGGTGACAACATCCCATTCACCTTCTCGTGTCTTGGTCAGGTCGCGGTCGATGTTGAGATACGCATCGACGCGCATCGAATGGGGGATCGTGGCCTGATCGAGCGTCTCCTTGTACGCACGAGACAGCAGGTTCAAGCAGGCCTGTTCGATCTGACGATCGCGTACCTTGGCTGCTGCGTCGTACTCGTTGCTGCTCTCCGGGCCTGCGTAGTAGCTGTCTCCAGTGAGGCTCTGCTTGCGTCGTTCCAGAGCCTCAGGAGACTGCGACCCAGTGGGGATCCTGCGCATGGGGAGCAGAGTCTTCGCGGACTGAGCCTGAAGCATCTCGCCGAACGTAGACGGAATGCGCTTGCTCGGAAGACCGGACGCCCATTCTCCGAACGACCTCTGGCCAAGCGCCGTGTTCTCGGCAAGGCCCATCATCTCTCGGCTGAAGCCGGGGCCGAATAGAGCGGTGCCACCCAGCGGAGCGGAGAACTCTTGCGCGACACCGAGCGCAACCTCGGCCATGACCTGACCACGGCTCTTGCCTTCCTCGCCACTCCACAGCTTGAGCGCGTCCACCACAGCGGCAGTCGCCGCCATGCTGAACATGCCGAAGCCGATGCGGCCGTCGCTCTGCGACATGAGGAAGTCGTTCGCGGCATCGAGCGAGTTGCCCTGCAGCCCAGCCGAGACTTCGTTCACTCGACCGACCAAGGGGACGTACTCGCCAAAGTCGATCACCGAGCTCTCGCCACCCATGCTGGGGCCACGCGCAAGCGTCAGCATCTCTCCAGCCTGCGAGTGCTTGCCGATCGTGCCCATCGATGTGACGTGCAACAGGTTCTGCCCAAAGCCCTGCAGGTAGTCGACCCAGTCTCGAAGGGCCAGCACAACTCCGGACGGGCTCCAGCCTCCACCGAAGTTCGGCAGTGGTGCATCGCCGTGCCGGCGGCGCAGGATGTTGAGCGTGTCCGGAGACATGTCGACACCCTTGAGAACGTCGGTCCCGGCGGCAGCTTCGCGCATGTCCTCGTCATCTCCGCCGAATGCTTGGCTCACAAGACGGATACCCAGCAGCGCAACCGCCGTGTGCGTGATGCCACGCCACGACAGCGTGTGCTTCACCATCGTCGGGAACATGGCCGCTCGGTACATCCAGAACGGGGATGCAGCGCCCAGCGTGATCAGCTGCTTGCCCAGCAGTCGAGCGTTGCCGGCGTCGATCTTCTTGTAGGCCGCACGCTGCAGGCGAGTCGGCGCAATCTGGAACTGCGTGGTCAAGCGCAGCAGCGTGGTGTTGCGATCGCTGAAGTCACCAGTGCCTTCGCTTGCCCAGCGAACAGCGGTCTGGTGATCCATGCCCATGCGCTTCGCCTCGATGATTGCAGCATGCTTCCACCACAGCTCGTGCAGGTTGTACACACCGACGAGTGAACGCACCGCTTCGGCACGAGCCGCAGGGTTGGGGGACAGCGACAGCTCGGTCACTCGCTTGGTGAAGTTTGCCCAGCCACGGCCAGATCTGTTGAGTGCTCCGGCGATCGTGCCAAGATCCGTCTCTGCGCTCGAGCTCGAGGGGCTAACGAACAGCGGCTGACCGTCAGCTCCATAGAACATGGAGTTGATCACGTCGTTGCCGCTCACCGGATCGTTGATCATGTGCGCAAGAGTCGCGCCACCGATCGACATCACGGTCTCATCGAACAGCTTCGCACCTTCAGTCCAGTTCTTCTTCGGGATGTTGTTCTTCTTGAACTCCTGCCACTCGCTGATGTGCCAAGCCGCGTCTGCGTACGTGCCCTCTCCCGTCAGGATGGACTCGAACATGTCAGACATCGGAACCTTGCCAGTCATCGAGTTCGTCACGAGGTTCGTGGTGAACTGCTGGAACCAGTGCTTCGGGTTCTGAACCGTTCGCAGCTGCCGCCACGTCAGGGTCAGCTGTTGCACGGCACGCGATGCTTCCTCGAGACGGCCAGCCCCCATGTCGGGCTTCAGGTCGTTGCGCTCAACCAAGAACGACAGCTCTCGGCTGGCGTGCCACGTGATGTAGCCGTTCTCCAGATCGTCCAGCAGCTCCTTCATGGGAGCAGTCATCGTCGCCTCGCCGTCTCCACCACGTGCGCTGCGCTCTTCGTCGATGAAGGTTTGCAGCACCACCTGCTCGAGCTTCGAGGAAGCACGGCGCTTGAGGATCTCGTCGGCTTCGGCCTGCGACAGCTTTCCTTCCTCCTTCAGCTTCCGCTCTTCGTTCGTCAGCGTCGGGATGAGAGAGCCATCGCTAAGGTTCTGCGTCAGGCCCTTCTCGGCGAGCTTCGTGAACTGCTCGCGCTCGACCGGCCCCATCGACTCCCACTCGTTCTTGTTGACGATCAGTCCTTCGGCCCGCATGCGCTGCAAGACACGGAACGTCTCGAGTCGCTTGGCCACTCGTCCGACAGAAAGCGGCATCACGTATCGGATGTCGAAGATGCGCGTTGCCCCATCGGCAGAGGCTTCCGACGAGCGCGGCATCTCGGCAGATGCGACAGTGCTTCCGCTGTAGTTCGAATTGGTAACCACGAACGCCTTGTCGCCGCCGATGGTCTCAGCCATCTCAACGAACCGGCGCGGCAAGTGGTGGTTCTTCTCCATCTCGTACTGCTCAGGAGAGATGAGGCCAACGCTCACCATCTCCTTGCCGATGTCCGCCATCAGCTGGTTCCACTCGACCATGTGCTGGTAGTACTTGGCAGTACCCGGACGGCCGAGTGCAGTCTCGAGCTCAGCACCGTTGCGGAAGCGCACGACAGCGCCGGCCTCGAGCATCGAGCCGAGCAGCGCAGCATCCTGATTGCTGACGTTCCACTCGCGAAGCTGAGCCATAAGCTGCTGGATACGAGTGAGAATCAGTTGGGTCTTTGCACCAGACTCGAACTGCGCAGCCATCGTCGAACGGTTCTTCTCGAGAACTCCCTTGGTCCCAAGCCCTCGAGACCCACGGGCGAAGATGTTCCAACGCTGCCACCGACTGACAAGACCTGCCGCCGCACGCTCGATCAACGTGTCGTTGGGGATCTTTGCCGAGGGAGATCCGCTCAGAAGCGATTCAAGCTTCTTGTACGACTTTGCGTCCTCAGGCTTCGCCGAGTTCTTGATGGCAGCAGCCCGCCGCTCGAGCTCCGACCGCATCGCCATGTACGGAATTGCGACCGTGCGGTTCGAGAGATTGGGCACGGAGCTGAGCATGTTTCCGAACCCAGTGACAAGCTGGTCAGTGCTCATGTTCCTGTAGCCAAGGCGCTCGGCCTCGCGGCTGTTGAGGCGATCCACCCACCAGCGCGGGCTGACCCACGGAGTCGGATTGTCAACCGTGGCGGGATCGATGCGGCGCATGTTGATGCGACCGCTCAGCATTCGATGATGGAAGCCAGTAGAGAAGTTGAAGCCTGCAGCCAGAACTCGAACGACGAGCTTGGCGGCCGTTCGAACATTCTCCCCGGTGACAGGTAGGCCGGCCCACATGTAGACAACGCCGGGGCCGTCGACATCCTTGGTCATGGGCTCGCCACCCTCGCCAAGACGGGGCTTTCCCTTGGCGTCGCGAACAACGACACGGACCTTGGGCGGCTTGACCTCTCCCAAGGCACGGCTCATCTGAACGTAGATGTTCAGCTGCATCTGGTGCAGGACATCCTGCGACACCTCGATGTCGGGTGCGCTGCCAGACTCCGTGCTCCCATCTTCGGCAGCAGGCTTGCCAGTTTCCGGATCGGTGAAAACCGCAAGGGCTCCACCTAGGTCAGAGGCTTCTTGGCTCTCGACGATGGCGGCTTCGCCACCAAGCTCGGTCTTACGCTCAGCCTTTGAGTACAGCGACCGATTGTAGTTCTGAATGCGCTTCATCAGCGCGGCAGCCCGTTCCTTTGTTCGGTTACCGCTTTCGTAGTCAAGCAGATCGAACATCAGGTCAATGCTTTCAGAGGCTTTCGCTCTGGCTTCCTTTGACGCTCCAGCCGGAAGGCTTGAAGCGACGGTTGCAGCAATCAGCTCCTGCGACTTGGCGTGCAGCTTGACGGTCGCAGACCAGATGCGGTCAACCATCTCATGCTGACCCTGCTCGTCAACCGTGGCGCTCTCCGTCAGGTCGAACAGGAACTGCGCAACTGCAGTGTCATTGATCTGCAGAGATCCATCGGGGCGACGAGAGTATGCGTTGCGGATCTGGCGAAGTCGGCGCGTGACATTGGCCGGATCTCCTCCACGAGCTTCGCGCAGGTCGATGGCGGCGAGCACACCATCAAGCTCTGCGTAGATGCCACGGATCTCGGACCACAAGGCTGCAGCCTGAGCTCGATACGCATCGTGCTCCTGCGCATCTTTGTCCTTCCCATCGCCCTCTCCAACACCCGGAGATTTTCCGGATACGTCATCGAGCTTATTGGGCGTATCGTCACCTTCGGCATCGGTGTCTCCATCGATGTCAGGGGAGACATCCGGGTTGATCGGCATGGTCTTCGTCGCGATGTTCGTCGCGAGTTCCATGGCCACCATGTCCAGCGTGTTCCCTTGCTCGTCGATGTCAGTGCTCAAACTTGCGTTGGCTCCACTGGCCAACTCTAGATTGGCTGCGATAAGCGACGCGAGCTTTGCGACCGGTGTCCGAACGGCGGTTCCGCGCTCGTCGGCAACCGAGCGGAACGCAGCCATCCTGCTTTCCCACATCGCATCGATCGTCGCAACGGCATTGTCGATCTGAGCCGCGTTGCCCGATGCGGTCATCGCAGCCTTGGCGGCCTCGATCGTATTGTTACGCCCCTTGAGCTTCCACCACGCCTCAAGAACCTTGATGTCGGAGGACTTCATCAGTCCGCCGTTGCCGCCTCGGCCCTTCACACTGAAGGCGTACTCCACCGGCGAGAGAGAGATCGTCCGGAGAAGCTGGCGGTTGCGATCGATCTGCTCATCCGAGATGAGCCGACGATTCTTTCCGTCCCTTGCAGCCGACGCGATGCTGTCGATCACCGCATCGTTCGCGGTGCCCATGGCATCAAGGCCAGCAGCAACAGCCTCGACGCGCTCGACAGGAACTCCGATCACAGCAGCGATCAAGGCCCGCTGCTTGGACGCAATCTTTCCATCGCCGCTGCGAAGTCCGGTTGCCAGAATTGCTCCGGCAATCATGCTGTCGATCTTGCGGTTGGCGGCGATGTCGCCAGCAGCCTCGATGTTGATGAGCATCGAAGCCTCGACCAGCTCACCGACAGGACCAAGCTTCACCGACTGGGGGATAGGCTTGCCGTTGCTGTCCAGCTTCTTGTAGCTGGCATCCCTAGGCCCTTCTTCGGCGTAGTAGATGTTTCCGGTCTGGCCAAGGTTGCTCTCCATTCTGGCCGAGAACGCTTGGAATCCCACCTGCACGGATGCCTTGTCCTGCAGTGCACTGTTGCCGAGAGCAGCAGCGGCAGCAGCAGCATTGTTCTTGGCGATCTCAGCATCCGCATCCGCAGCAGCATTGGCCAGCACCGTTCCAGCGACCGGCACTCCAGCCTCTCCAGCCGCCATGATCAGCACTTCGGCCAGCTGCTTCGAAGCGAACGCACGCGCCTGCTGCGCACGCTGCGAGCTGGTGGTCGTGTCGGTGCTACGCGCCGGCTTGTCGTTGATCTTGAGCCGAGCCTTGTACGACTTGTTGAGGTGCTTGCTCATGCGCACCACGGCATCCAGCAGTCGCTTGTCAATGTCGGCAAGCGGCGGAAGGAAGTGAAGCAGTCGCTGCTCCGGGCTCATGCCAGAGAAGACCTCGACCACAGCGAGGTTGTCGACGATCTCGGCATGCGCCTCGGCCATGTACCGAGCAGAGATCGGTGCCGGCCTGCTGTTGGCGTCCTTGAGCTTGGAAGCCATCCGGTTGACCATGTCTTCGATGGTCGTCGTGATCTCCTTCATGCGCTCAACACGAGCCAACGCAGCCTTGCGGGCACGTTCTGCAAGGCTCGGCGACAGCTTGCCACCAAGCTCGCGAAGGAACTCGGTCTCTGCCTCGACGATCATCTGCTCGATGGCCTCGAGGCTTTGATCCTTGTACTGCGCGATCCGCTTCTCGAGATCCGCAAGTAGCTTCTGGAGCCTCGCCTTCTCTTCTGCGGCTAGCTCTTCTTCCCCCTTGCCTTGGACAGGGCGATCGCCACCGCCTGTTTCTGGGGGTATCCCTCCTTGACCAGTTTCCGGACGTTGTTCGACACCACCTTCTGGCTTGTTCCCTTGCGGAGCGGCATCCTGCTTCTCCTTTGCCTGCCTCTCGACGATTGCTTGAACCAACGCCTCGTGCTCATCGGCACGCTTGTTCAGGGCCTTGCGCTCGGCTTCGGTCGCTGCGGTACGCGCTGCGTTGCGGAACCCAACTGCGAAGCGTCGGCCAAGCTTCACGAGCTCTTCGGGGTTGCCCTTGCCGTTGTCGATGTACTCAAGCCACCGGTTCTCGAAGTCGGTGATCGAGTCCTTGCTGGGCTCGCTGACCTGACGCTCGAAGATCGCCTGCTCAATCGGGATGCGACGGACCGTGTCTCCGGGTCGGGCGCTCGTACCGTGGCGTGCAATGCGTGCGACAGCAGCGTCGACATCCGCTTGGTTGCTGGGGCCGGTAGCGATCTCTGCGATCGGGATACCGTTGTTGTTCACGACCTGAGTGACGTGCGTGGCATCTGCCGGCTTTCCGCCCTTGATGCCGAACAGGTACTCGCCAAGCTTTTCCTCGGTCATCTGACCACGGCGGACCTCACCACGCATCTGCGTAGCCTTGGCATCATCCGTAGTCAGCAGGGTTCCGATGCCTCGAATGGAGACAGACTTCACGCCCTTGGGAAGGCTGCCCGTCCACTTGCTTCCAGTGGGGACGAACACCACGTTCTTGGGCGACACACCCTCGAGCATGGCCTCGATCTGCGCGTCGATCGAACGCTGTGCATCAGGCGTCGGAACACTCAGCGGAGTGCCGGCCGTGGTCGCAGGAGTGGGAGCAGAGGTCGGATCAGGAGTGGTAGTCGTGGTCGGCGTAGGAGCGGTGGTGCCGGTCGTCGCCGTGGGTGCCGCGCTCGCAGCTTCTTCCTTTGCGTTCTCGCGCAGCTTGCGGTCTGCCGCAACGCGCTCGCGCAATGCCTTCTCCGCCTCGAACGTTGCAGACTTCAGGCGCTTACGGGCCTGCTGCTTGAGGACCGTGATGTCCTCCTGACTCGGCGTGCCGGCGTCCCACTTCTTGTTGCGGTCAACCTCGGCCCACACCTCGTTCAGCTTCTGGTTCAGAACCGCATTGCCACGGATCAGGGTCAGCAGCTTCGAGATGTCACCCGGAGCGACCTCGCCCTTGCCAGCCTTGCCGCCGGTCCGGTCAAGAGTAACCAGCTTGCGAAGCCTGCGCGGGTTCTGGTACTCGGGCTTGTTCAGAAGGTCAGCCAGCAGCTTCCCAGCGGTCGTCTGCGGGCTGTAGTCGTAGAGCAGCCGGCCCAGCTCGGTCTCCGGATCGCGACCTGCCTCGACCAGAATGTCGTCGTTCGCGTTGTACTGACCGTTGGCGACAAGCGCCAAGTCCATGGCCTGCTTCAGACCTTCGGTCGTATGCGGGAACAGCTTCGGCAGCGCCTCGCCATCCACCTCGACGCTGAGCACAATCTCGCGACCGGTCGTGTCTTCGACGACCTCGACTCGCTTGGTGGCCCTCGTTGCGTTGCGCCACTTCGGAGGGGTCACAGACCAGAACCGAGCATTGCCTGCAGTCGCAGCGCCCGGAGCAGACTGGACCTGACGAATGCCGGGAACGAAAGCGGCCTTGCGTTCGTCGTCGGTGATCGTCTCGATGCGCGGCAGAGAGTCACGGCTCGGCTCTTCCGAGAACGGACCGTCTACCTTCTCGCCTTCCGGATTCTCGTACTCGACGACCTCGACCTCAGTGTCGACATCGGTCTCCGCTTCACCACTAGCCATGCGCTCCATGCGCTTCAGCCGCTCGTTCTGCACGTACTGGCGAAGCTCGGCAAGGCCAAGCATGCGATCGCCATCCTTGGCTTCACGCGCCTTGGCAATCGAGGTACGAAGACGGTCCTCTTGCTGTTCCAGTTCTTCGTTGGTCAGACGTGCGTAGCTGGCGACAAGGAGCTCTTCGCCTCCATCGCGGCTAACCAAGTCGAGCAGTTCATCGTCCGACACCGACGGAATGGTGGCCGAGATGTCACCGGCACGCAGACTGCCGGCCATCGGGTCCGTCACTTCTCCGGTCAGCTTTTCGCGTGCGGCCTTGGCCACTTCATCGAGGACCGCAGCACGCTCCTCGGGCGTGGCGTAGATATCAAAGGCGCGGCCCATCATGTGGACGACGCGCTGATCGGCCTTCTCGCCCATGGCGCTCATGGCCATGAGCTGGAACTCGGCCATCTGCTTGACCTGAGAGCGGCCATCTTCGGAAAGCAGCTGCTCGCCAAACGCGCCAGCCTCTCGGAATGGATTCGCACCGCGCAGCTGCGTAGCCGTGAACGTGGCCTGACCGCCGAGCATGCCGACCATCGAACCCATCGCGTGCGAGTCCATGAAGTCCACGCCGCCGAAGTACTGCGTCTTCTCGGCGAGGCTCATGTCTTCCCAAGACCTGCCTTCCTTTGCAGCATTGATCTGCGCAGCCGAGTATCGGCCAAACATGTAGCCAACGAAGGCAGTATCCGCGAATTGCGCAGCGGCTTCAGTGCGCCATGCGCGACCAGCTACGCCATACATGCCCTTCTGGATCGCACCGAGTTGCTTCTCTGCGATCTCGCCTCGCATCTTGTGGAAGATGTCCAAGCCCTGCCTGAACATCTCTCCATCTTCAGGGCTCACTCCCGTCAGGTTGACGCCAATCTTGTTCGATAGCGTGCGCCCCATGTCGCCGCGCAGGAACAGCCCGCCGATCCTGCGGGTGCCACGAGCCATCGAGCCAAAGACATACTCTCCGAACCACTCGTCAGTGCCAGAGTCGAAGCTCTCGAGCAGATTGCCATTGCCGTTCGCTAGGCCAACGGCATAGTCGTAGTAGATCTCACCAGCGAGGTCGGCCGTGGAGAAGCGGAGACCGGGAGCCGCAATCGCCTTCGGGACCAGCTTGCCTCCGACGCGACCAGTCTCCATCGCAGCCTTGCTAAGAGCTGCGGCCGTCGTCTTCGCAAACGGAGCCATCCGGTTGGAGGCGAGCAGCGCAGCCCCAGCTCTGGAGCCAAGCGCACCAGCTCCCTTGAGAGCGCCTCGAGTGGCTAGGTTGAGGCCAACATATTCGAGCGTGCCGACGAGGGTCTTGCCGGCGTTCCACATGAAGCCGTGGTCGTAGTCGATCTCCTCGATGCTGCGCTGCCACTCGGGTCGGTTGTAGAGCTCGGCATCTACGGCTGCGTTGCCGGTGATGATCGGGACTGGGCGCTTTCCGTACGGCGTCTGAATCTCGATGTTGTGCCGGCCAGTGTCGTCAGTGATCTGGTGGTACAGGCCATTGAGGATCGTGTCACCCCAGAACCCTTGTCCACGGCCGACAGCTATCTGAGAAGCCAGATCCTTGCCGAGAGAAACCTTCTTCTCGGTTCCATCCGCAAGGGTAACGCTGAACGTGCGTTGCGTAGTGAAGTCAGGGATCTGTACGGACTCGACTACGTTCCCGATGTCGTCAGTCACATCAACGAACCGACGACCGGTATCCTCATCTAGGCGAGCTTCCTTCGAGTACAGCTGAGCGCGTCGGCGCTGTTCCTGACCGAAAGCCGGAGACATGCTTTCGAGGAAACCAGCATCAAGATTGAGACGGCTAGCGATGGCTTCATTCAGGTTCGGATTGCCAGCAGAATCCTCATCGATCATCTTGTCGTACAGTCCACGTGCATATGCTGACGACGTGGTCTTCTCCTGCAGGAAGTCGTAGTACGCCTTCTCGTTGGGGTCAGTCGGGGCTTGACCTCCACTGACAAACCAAGGAGTGGCGGCGGAACCGCCCTCGATCGGATAGCGAAGCGTAGGTCCGGTGTCCTCCTGCATCCCATAGAACGATCGAGCCTTGCTCGACCATTCGGGCGGAACCTCGTTTCCATCGCTGCCCTTGGGGTTCCTGCGGTTGCGATGAAGTTCGACGGTGCGTGCGAGTCGGCTGTACGCTCGGACGCGGCCGTCTTCGCCAGAAGCTGCCCACGAGACAAGGCCTCCCATCAGGGAGTCGACAGCCTGTCGGGAACGAACGCGAAGATCCTCAAGCTCCTGCGGAGTGCCCGTGTACTTGCGCCCGCCATAGACACCGTACTTGGTCAGCGTGTCATCGTCAGCCGTCTCCACCTCGAGGAGGCGAAGCACACGGTCAACGATCTCACCACTCTTGAAGCCGCTCAGATCGTTCGTGTTCTGCATGCGCTAGATTATCGAATCGTACCGACGATGTCTTCACCGGGAAGCAAGCCTCGACCCTGCGTGCCCGTGCCGGAAGGCGGAGTCGGAGTCGGAGACGGAGACGGAGGCGGACGCTGCGTAGCACCACGAGCAGCGGACGCACGCTCGAGAGACCACTGGCTAAGGGCTGCACCCATCGGCAGCTGGCCTTCGTTCGCGAGCTTGAAGATGTTCAGCAGGCTTTGACCGTTCGCGGCACCGCTCGTCACCTGACTAGCCGCGACGACGTTCAAAACGTCCTTGCCAAACCTGCGGTTGAGGATATTGGTCAGGGCCTTATCGACCTCAGCGCGGGACTCCGCAGAGCCACCTGCGTCAGCAGGAATCGAGACCTCAACGACTGGCTGTCCAGACGTTGTGTCAACGTAGACACGGGCCGCCTTGACGGCATCCGGAACCTTTCCTCCGGCAATTGGACCGATCTGGTTCACGATGCTCTGCGCATCACGCTCAGCATCCTTGGTGTCGCCGATCACCGACACGATAGAGACATCCCTCGCCGCAGCCTGTCCGCCAGTCAGCGACCGAGCCATCTGATCAACGGCTTCCTGCTCGGACTTGCCGTACATGTTCGGGCCGGATGTCTTGGAGCCAGCCTCACTCTCAAGGCCATCCTTGAACTGCAGCAGGTTGCGCTCGATTCGTCCCCGTTGTTCATTGAGAGCTCGCTCGGCCTTCGTCTTTTCCTCGATCAACTGCTTCTCGCGCTCTACGTCGTTTTTGGCCTTGGCTTCGTCAAGCTCTGCGTTGAGAGTTGCCAGCGACTCTCTTCCTGCTTGCTCCTTGGAGAGAAGGTCCAATGCGCGCGTCTGCGCAGCCGTGTCACGTGCGGTCTGTGCATCGAGCTGCGTCTTCAGCTGCTGGTTCTCGAGCGCAAACTGCTCCTTCATCACATCGATCTTGGCCTGCTTCTCGACCTCGACCATCGCCCTCGGACTGAGCGTGCCCGGATCCATCACTGCGTTGGTGCTCTCGGTGACGTAGCGGTTGAACTCGCTCTGGTCCGAGAAGACCTTGTTGTCATTGACCAGACTGTTCAGTTCGTCCGACGACATGTAGCCCTTGGCAACCAGAGCTAGGCCCTCGGCCCGCAGCTCCATCATCTTCTCGGGCTGGATGATCTTGCCTTGGATGGGGTTGTTCAGCAGGTCATAGATCTGGCCAGCACGGTCAGGCTCGTAGCCCTGCTTCGTCAGATAGTCTGTGATCGCGGTCTTGCGATACTCAGCCTGCGTCGGGATCTTCGGAGCATTCGGACCGAGAGCCTCGTTGCTCGCAGAGTCCGATGCGTACTTCGCATCAGCCTCGGCAAGCTGCGGCCCGAACCGACTCTCAAGCGGGCTGAACGAGAGGGGCTGCGTCATATCAGGAGAGGTCATCTTCTGCTGGAAGTTCGCGATGTCGGTATCGCGCTGCTTCTCCTTTGCCTTGATGTCAGCACGTTCCACGCCTTTGGCGATGCCGCCTCCGATCGCTTGACCAGCTGCCAGCATCGCATTGGCCTGCGCTTCCGCGCCGCGCTGGATCGGGCTGAAGTCTACAGCTTGGGGCGTGGGAGCAAAGAAGCTGAAGCGTCCGGGTTGCTGTGCCATGTTGCTTCCTTAGAGAAGGGCGGACAGAGCGCCGCCTACGATTGCACCAAACATTCCGCTTCTTCCAGCAGACCTCGTTGCTGAAGCGCCCGCCTTGGCTGCTTCGTAGTTTGCTTCGAGAGACTTCTGCGAGGCGACGGTCTGCGACAGCATGTCGACAAAGCCCTTCATCGCATCGAAGCGCATCTCGTCCTGCTCGGACCTGCGTTGGGTCAGATACGAACGGGCACGATCGGCCATCACGGACTGGTTCGCCGAACGCATTGCGGTCAAGGAGGGAGCCGCCACTCCAGCCGCAGCCATCGACCGTTGCTGCGCAGCGATGTCGGCCTCACCGCCACGCACAATCTGCCCCATACCGAGAGCCGTAGCTCGAGTCTGAGATGCAGCACCTAGGTATCCGCCCGGACCCATCTCGCCCTTGAGGAACTGAGCAAGGAACGCAGGGGTGTAGTTATTTTTCCAGCCGCCACCGAACGGATCGGCAGCCATCTGCTCCTGCGTCAGGCCGGTTGATCCGTAGTTGATGCCGGTCAGGAAGCCGAGCCCAGTACCGCTGGGCGCAGGACCGTAGTTTGCCGGCGTCTTCGCGTTGTTGTTGGCCATCATCGCTGCCATCAGCTGGCTTAGGCCAATGTTGCGAGGTCCATACCCAGTCGTCAGACTGACCATGGCACCGCCACCAAGCAGGGAGTCAAGGTCGCCGCTTCGGGGGCTAGACCCCCCGCCCGGAGTTATTGCCATGTGTCACCTACTGTCGACAAGCTGATGCCGAATGACGAGATCCAAGAGCTCCCAGATCGTACCAGAGTGGTTGGCCGGAAGCTTGAACAGCAGACGGAAGGAGCGGGCCTCCTGCAAGTGCAGGCCAAGCTCCTCCGAAGAGAAGGGTTGGGACAGATCGATGTTGAACGTACCGATCGGGCTGGTCGCTCGGTTGCGGTAGACCTCGACCGTCAACGTACCGGTCAAGCCCTCGGGCCTCGAGGCGTCGAGGTAGTGGAACAGCTTGTCCAGCTCGGTCACCTCAAGGTCCATGTCCTTGGTCGACCACCGAGACGCAAGCGTGCCAGTGCCGATAGATCCAAGGTTGGCCTCAAGCTTGGTTCCGCGCATCGAAAGCTGCGTATCGTCTCGGTCCATCCACACCACGAAGCCTTCCTCCGTCCCAGCAACGAGACGGAACTCCGTGTCTCCTTCGCGCTGTAGCGTGGCAAAGCTGCACGCTGCGGGTTCTTCGTAGAGCGAGAACCTGTGGCCGGCAATCAACTCGGCCCGCATTGTGTCCTCGCCCTTCATCGGGTGCTGGAACTCAAGGCCGATGCGGGAGTTCATGCGGGTCGACGTGTTCTTGCGAGCAGACATCACAACCTGCCCACGCTGACGGCTTACACCAGCGGCGCAGGAACGCATGGCCAGACCGTCGAACTCAGGAATCAGATTCTGGATGCGCCAGCCTACAAAGAACGGCGTGTAGTCAGGCATGAGCACCATCGGGCCACGGTCGCTCATGTAGTAGATGCGGTCTTCAAGCGATGCGATCGATGCCTGAGATATGCATCCGTCTCCGGTGACCGCTCGCCGCAGGATGATCAGGTCGTCATTGAAAGCGTAGGCGATCACAGCCCCTCGCTTGAACACCACGAACGAGTCCTGAAGCGAAGTCAGTCCGGTGATGTCGCTGTCTCCAGATGCGACAGGGAGCACGTTCGCCGCAGGGAAAGATCCGTACACTCCCGGCTTGCTGTACGCGATCGAGTTGTCGGATCCAGCCACTCGAGCAGCGATCAGTCGCCCAGAAGCAAACGTCAGATAGTGCGCTCGAGGCGGAGCACCATAGGTTGATAGCAGAGTCGAGGACGTGATCGGGTCTGACAGCGCCTGCATGGACACGTCATCGATCGGCACCGAGGCCGAGTACGAGCTCGAGTCCTCGATGTCCTTCGCGATGTAGTACGTGCTGGATCCATCCAGCGACATGCGCACGCGCCTCCATACCGTACGGCTTGACTCGGTCGAGATCGGAAGGTTCTCGAGCACAAGGTCGACTCGACCGCTCGGATTGTTCGTGTCCTCGGTGTGAACCTTGAACGAGATCTCGTCCCCCGGCTCGCCCTCTTCGTCGGTGTCCGGGTCATAGAACGAGATGCGCATCCGTCGAGTCCCCGGAGCAACCTCTCGCGTGTAGTTAATGGTCAGGGCCGTGGCCGATGTCGACGCGGCATCCAGAGCGATCGTGTTTGTTGCGTTAGGCTGCGTCGAAGATGGAGCCGTGATGAACGTTGCGGTCGCTCCCCAAGGGAAGGTCGTAGTCACGCTCACGGTATCAACCGCTACGCGAGCGAACCCTCCTAGCTCAGCATGCAGCTCACCTGCCGGAACGCCCTGCAGCGGAAGCGATCCATCTTCTGGGTTGGTTGATCCCTGCAGGCCAAACACGTCAGTGCCAGCTTCACACCCGCATGTGGCTCGCTGCCTAGCGGCGAGAGACTGGCTGAAGTCCTCGAAGACATGCAGCTTGCCGACCTTGTAGGAAGCGCCGTCTGTCACCGCTGTAGAGAACATGCCCCATGCAAACGACCATGCGCGTCCGTTGAACTGCGAGATGCCCGACAGCGGGTCTCCAGCCAAGCTGCTGCCAAACACTTCGATGGCATAGTCGGCGCTGTCTGGCGTAACGCTCACGTCATAATCTTGAGACTTGACGAGCGACACATCTGGGAAGATCGAGATGAACTGGCTGCCAGTCGTGTAGGCGAAGCTTGGGTTCGTGCTGTCTTCTCTGATGACACGCACGCGGTATGCATCAAGGATCTCGACGATACGGAACACTTCGCTGCCGAAAGTGGGCGATGCGTTGCTGTCTTCAATCTGAAGCAGCATCCCGACATGGTCCAACACAAACCTCAGGTTTGTCGTTGCGGTTGGTATTGCAACGATGCTGCCTGTGGTTGCAACCTTATCCAGCGCCTGCTTGTAGAAGACGCATCCCGAAGGCGTCATCCTGCTAAGGGCGGGTCCAGCGTACGGAGCACTAGGAGTAGCGCCGTAGTTGCTGTCAGCAGCAACGAACGATACGCACATCCGGTTGCTGGACATGTTGTTGTAGAAGTTGTAGTAGGCGGCGGGGCTACCAATCTTGCGGTGTGACTTTGCGTCGTATCCGCACCAAGAGTAGAAGTCTCCGGTTGAGTTAGCCGTGCGCGGGAAACGGCGAACAATCAGGGAGTCATACGACGCCTCTCTGTTTGCCGTTGTTCCGGAGTTCCCGTAGTGGACTGAGTTCAGCCAGTTGCCGCCGTTGTAGTACAGAGAACCGTTGCCGGTGAGCGTATGGCCGCCACGAGGGAACCACTTGCGGTAGTAGAGGTAGTAGACGTATCCCGGCTCGATGACCGGCTTGCTCGTCTTGATGTACACCTCTTTCTTCAGCTTGGTGTCGTACCAGCCGCACACCACATGGCCATCACGGATCTCGATGAACGGTCCTCCGTTGTCGACAGAGTCGCGGCGCGAGAACACCGGGATGCGACCAGACACGCTGTCCAGCTCGAGGTAGCACTTGAACGCGAAGCACTTGTCGACATCCCACTTCATGGCTGAGTCAGCGACCTGCGCCATGTACGCAGTGCCGGGAAGCCTGTAGTGGAACACCTGCTGCGTCACCGCCGGAGTCTGCAGCGTAACGGCACTAGCACCATACGCTGGGTTTCCAGACGCTCCGTAGATCGGATCGTTGTCTGGGCTGACTCCAGAGAACCGATTGGGCTCCCAAAGCGGAGTCTTGACCAGCCGGACCTTCGGCTTGTTCTTGGGCTTGCGTAGCCCTGCGAAGCGGAAGCTAGACATCGATCACTCCGATGCGGCCACCATTGGCCACGTAGAGCTTACGCTCAGCAGCTGCGAAGCTGAACGGGCTGTCGTTCGAGCCAAGCTCGTGCGTGAGGCTGATGAACGGATGCGAAACAATCGTCGCCGCAACGTCGCCGTCAGCAACAGATGTCCAGTTCATGACCTCGCTTACAGGCGTCTGCGTGAACAGAGCCTTGGCCTGCACTGGCGTTGCAACGGGAGGCGACAGCGGGTTGAACGCCACGCCATCATCAAACGGCTTGTCGCCGATGGTTGTCGTGAAGCACTGGATCTCCGACAGCTTCCCATACAGCCCACTGATCCATCCGCTGTAGACGTTGGGCTGCATCGGATCGCCGGCGGTGTTGGATGGACTGAAGCCATAAGTGGGCTGCGCACCAGCGATCGCGATGTTTCGCTGAGCGCCTAGCGCGATGAGCTCGTCGGCTACGATGAACTCAGAGTTCGCTCCGCTCACCCACGGCCTAGTTCCAGTCAAGCCATCCGCGACTGCATCCACAGAAACGGTAGACGGAATGCCGTCGATCCAGCAGCTGGGGATCTCGAGCTCGCCGAGGCCATTGCCACGAACCACCCATCGAATGTGAACCCACTTGCCGGCGGCAATGGTCGATCCAGCATCCGCGTTGTACCTACGGTAAGGCCGAGTCGCACCACCTGAAGGGTCCGATGAGTGAATCGAGAAGCGCGGCCTTCCGTTGACGATCGATGCGCACCAGCGCGAGCAGGCAACAAAGCCCGCCGCATCGTCAATAAGTCCGTCGTTGCCAACCCACGCTATGGTCCGGACTCCGACAAGGTTCGGAATCCACACGCGAGCATCGAAGCACCACACTCGGATGTCGGCAGGATTCGATCCATGAGACGGCTGCGGGAAGTCCGAGATGTCAGCATGCGGACACACCACACGATCGCTGTACTCGCGGAACTCTAGGCCGATGTCATCTCCATCTACTCTCCAGCGGTCGTCGACCTCAAACAGAGATCCACGGCTTCCGGCGAACAGCTGGCCATCGAATGCATACAGGCCACGGATCGGATTGCCTTGCCCAAGGGTTGGACCTCGCGCGGCAGAAGGACGCCAGAGGTACGAAGATCCGGCCCCTAGGTTGCTGTAGACGCGGACCCTCCATCCAAGGCCAAGGTCTACGATGGAACCGAACAGAGGATCGGTGACCAGAGCGTCCTTCGACGTGGACGTAGCGATGTTGTAGCCACCGCCGCTTCCTACCGAGAACTCATTGTCGGTCAGATCGTCATCAAACCCGCTAGCCGCGATGGCATTGGTGATGACGATGCGTGCCCCGTTCTGCGTGGCTCCGATGTATGGCCTGTTGATGTTGACTGCGTCAGATGAGACGTACGAGCTCGCATAGTACGTAGCCGGTACGAGCTTCGGCAGATCGTCCTCGTCGGGAAGCTCAACCTTCTCGTCACCAATGCGAACGATCGAACGCTCTGCGCTGTCTGCAAACGCAGTGAACGAAGCTCCGCCAGAACGGACCGTCCAAGTCCCGTTCGTTACCTTGACCGTACCTCCGCCCGGATACTTCTCGAGCTTGTCAAGCGAAGGCTCACCGTTGATGGCATCCGGGTGCGTCGTCTTTCCGTTGCCAGAAGGAGACGTTTGTCCAGACACGGACGGCAAAGAACCCGGAGTCTTGCATGCATAGACGGTGACCGAGTCAACGATCATGCGAGCACAGGACTCCCAGATCGACATGCCCTGCGGCTCGTATCCAACCGGAGATCCGGTGATGTACTTCTCGCGCATACGGCACGACCACGAACCGCCGATCGTGATGATGCTTCTCTCGATCTCTCGAGGATCGATGGTCTGCTGCGACCAGAAACACTTCTCTGCACCGTCGTACACGGCGATGTAGATCTTGTATTGGTAGGCAGTGTCGGTCGGATCGAAACCGAACTGGATTGTGATGGGCCTACCGATCCAGTCTCCGCTCTTGCCCCATCGACTTTCCGCAACAGCGCCGTTCAGCCACCAAGCGTGAATGCCGGTAGCGCCAGTGCCCGGGACTTTCTTGAGCCAGTCCGTACTGTCTACGTTTGATGGGCACGACACAGAGAATCCCATGGGGTATCTCTGCGCAACTTCATGCACGATGTTGCCCTCAAGCTCATCTGCGAACGAAAGCTCCAGAAGAGGCTGCGGCGGCGAGAACACCCCGTCAGCTGTCTGAGGCTGATTGAGCGCGGCGTAAGTTGTTCGTTCCGGAACGGCCGCTGACCACTGCGCCAAGACCGGTGCCATTCGATGCTCGATGCGCTGGCCGGCAATCGTCGCAGTGCCTATGTATCCACGGCTGTGAACTTCCTTGCGCTGAGTTAGGCCATAGTACGCCTCACCAATGCGCACGCGCATGTTGATGGCGAAGCCATTGCGACCATCTGCAAGGGCGGCCTTCACTTGCTTCAAGAGATCGGGGTTGTCTCGAATGTCAAGCGTAAGAGCCTCGCCCTCTCCGGATAGCCACACTCCTCCAGTGCGCGTCTTTGCCAGACCAAGCGGCATCAGATAGCCGTCATTCTGCAGGACGGCCTCTCGAACGATCTGGTCTCCGCCATCATCACAGGGCCAATGGCCGACAAGCATCCCGCTTTCGTCGGACACAAGATCGTGCTGCAGGTCGTACGACTTCGGACCTGTGTCACCGGAATAGATCCGCAGGTCTCCAACAACGATGGGGCGTTGAGCCCATCGGAAAGCACGTACTCCAACAACCGTAGTATCACTTGCCCAAGTGAACGCAGGGACAGACCCGACGAATCCCTTGAACTCAGTGGTGATGTACTGTGTCGCCGCGCCTCCATATGGGGGAGTGGCAAACGTGTACGTACCAATCGAAAGCAGCTGTCCAGCAGCAAGGCGACTCGTAGCAGAAAATCCAGCCGCAGTAGACACCGCGCCCAACACCAACCGATATCCGCGCAGTGCCTCCGGGTTGAAGCCGCTGCTCGCCGCTAGGTTGCTGCCACCAAGTCCGGCCCACTCCTTGTGCAGATGCCCCCATGGGCTACGACCCTGAGGACCAATGCCAGTCCATGCTCCTGAAGCATCTCCCCAGTTTACGCCGGGGTTTGTGCCCATGGCCGCAGACTCGAGGACAAAGCCTCGCTGGTTCACCTCGAAGATGGTCCCGGTTAGTTCGGTTGCTGGGGATGGCCGATTGATCCCAAGCCGATAGTTGTTCGTCGCTTGAACAATGTTGAACCCCGACAGTGGCTGCTCAGGCGTGTTCCTTTCCCCATAGATCGTCGCCATGCTTCCATGGGCAGACATGTCCGTCAGGGCATATCCGCCGTTCTCTGCCGGAGCAGCATCAATGCCGAAGGGGATGAAGCCTGCAGATGTCCACGGGGCGAACCTCTGGTTCAGGCCAAGGAACATCGGATCCTTGCCCCACCACCGGATGCCGTACTTGCTGAAGTACTCGAGGCTGTCGTTCGGCCCCTTGTAGCGGATCAGCGTCGATGCTCCGGGTGACGCTTGGTCGTAGCTGAACTCCTGAAGATCTTCGTAGTCATCGCAGCATCGGACCTTGATCGAACCGTTATTGTTCCACGAAGGAGTAGGCTCGAGGGTGAGAGGAAGACCGGACGACCCAGTGTCCAGAGTTAGCGCGATCGACACATGGTGGTTCTTTCCCGGCTCGGCGAACCACGGGGCGATGAATGCACGATACGCGAACGTCGGGTATCTTCCGTCCGCAGACGAGATGTGGGTTGTCTCGTCTTTCCAGATCTTCGTGTTAGACAGCGAGTAGCGTGCGCGAACAGGTCGGTCGACACCATACTGCGGGCAGTCGAGCCACATGAAGCACAGCGCATAGTTGCTGCGTCGGTTGCGGTAGGTGGCATTGCTGAAGCCAAGACCGTTGATGCCGCCTCCGACATCCATGTCGAGCAGATTGCCGACGTTCACGAGGCCAAGCGCCCACGACATCGGAGTCAGGCGGTCTCCGCCCTTCTGCACGATCGCGATGAACTCGTCCAGCTCTTCGCCCTGAAGATTGGTCTTCCAGTCGTTCGTGACCGGAGCGGTCTTGCTGCCGAGCGTAGCTGCGCCAAGAAGCTTGAAGTCTTCTGGCAGGCGGAACGAGACGCTCAGTTCGAAGTTGCGCCCGCGCTGCAAAGCCCAGTTGGCATCCGCAGGAGCTGCGAAGATATCGGAGACCTCGTTACGAACACCGCCGATGTCCTGCGCATCGTTGTACGGAATGTACACCGCGCTCATCATCGGAACGCTCTTGTCCGGGAAGACTGGGATCAGGCTTGCCGGCACTCGCGTTCCTACCAGCAGGCCCGGACGCACCGCAGTCTGGTTGTTGAACTTCTTGTTGCCACGGCTGGACTTGACGCTGATGCCGTCGAAGTCGACGTTCAGACAGTCCGGGCTTTCCGTGTCCAGAAGAAGCGATGGGTGTTGACCACGGTTCAGGCCACCGGCAAGGTGCGGAAGTTTGTGCCGCAGCCATAGTCTGGAGTACCGTTGATTGATCGGACCGCTCATCGCCAGCCGTACCAGTAAGGGTCTACGTTCGGATCGTCGTCGACGAGATACTCCTCGCCCTGATTGATGGTGGTCAGCATACCGTCCGTGCGCGGCTGAAGGCCGACAGCGAACTGGCGCTCGAGCTTCTCAAGCTGGGGCCGGCACAGCTGCATGGCCGACACGTTCTGCACGCGCTGGAACAGGTCGTGCGCGACGAGCTCGATCAGGTAGGTGAGATGGATGTCCTCGATCTCGCAGTGCATCTCCATCGTGTCGGCCGCGACGGGAAGCGCCGGGAACGCGGGCTTGACGGTCATGACCCACGTGGGGATGGAGCCGATGACCTGCAGCTGCTGCGAGGTCACGACCGAAGGGCCACCGCGCGGGTCTCGGCCGGACACGACCGTGGTGACCTCGAACTGCGCACCGAGCATGCAGCCCTCTTCGGTCTCGAAGGTGTAGCCCGCGCCCCCATCGACAGCGACGCGAAGCTCGGACGTGCTGGCGCTGTTGCTTGCAACCACCACCGGACGCAGGAGCGTCGGAACCTTGGCTGCCAAGATGCGGATGTCGAGCGCGGACTTGGTTCGGATGTCGATCGAGCGGTTGCTCGAGAAGCCCCACTCGGTGCGCTGCAGGTCACGCAGGATGTCGTTGCCGCTCAACTGCGCGATGCGCCGCACGCGGTAGATCCAGCTCGGTAGGTAGTACCGATAGGTCTCGTTGTCGATCTGCTCGACCATGCGCGTGTTGGACGCGAGGATGTCGAGCTTCTGGTTCGCGTAGCTGGTATCCGCCTCGACCCGCTTGCGCGTGATGGCGCGGGCGTGCCGGTTGATCCAGAAGACAATGTCTTTGTCTGTGTGGTACTTCGACCCCGTGTCGTTCACACGGTGCCGGACGGCGGTGATGAGCTCTGAGAGGCGCATTGTTCAGGCAGGATACTCTTGTTCAGAGCCCACTTCTTGGTCTTGCCGAACATGCTGCGAACCTTGCCGTGAACGTCGATCCGATCCTTCCAAGTTTCGTGGAAGACCCGATCGCGCTCAACGTCGGTCTGCTCGTCGGCGTCCATGAACTCTCGGACCTTGTCATCAACCCAGCCGGGACGGCCGTTGTGCTGGACCTGCATCCTCGCCACACGGGCGTAGATGCGGTCATCCAGCTCGACGGGGATCCCGCGCAGCTGCGCCACGAGGACGCAGTATGGGCGGCCCGACACGCGCCCCTTGTCCCAGATCTGGTAGGCATCCGGGTGGTAGCCGTGTCGGACCGCGTAGTGGGGATCCCGCTTCACAACGAGATCCCCACCTAGCGGAAGGGTTCGCAGACGCTTCTGGAAGCCTTCCGGACTCATTTCTAGTAGTACCGCTCGTACTTGGAGTCGAGGTACAAAGCAACCATGCCGCCGACAGCGCCACTGCCTGCTTCACGGATGTTGTTGTACGTCTTGTCCAGAATGTGAGTCGTCGCAGCATTACCGGTGCTACCTGCGTACACCAGAGCCTTGATCGCCACCGCAGGAATGGTGCGACTCCACACCGGATAGCGGCATCCGGTCAAGTTGGAAATACCAACACTGAACGTGATACCAGCCGCAATGGGAGTCGTTCCAGCAGTGATCGAATCGATGGTGATTGCGGTCACACGGCGGTAGCAGTTCACAGTGAACGCCGAAACCGTCGCGCTTGCAGTGCCAGCGATGGTCACAAGCTCCGTCACCGCCTCTCCGAAGTGATTCTCGCCCGTCACACGGAACACGATCGTGTTGGACACGCCGGCTACACAGATGAGACTGAGATACAGGTTGAGAGGTTGGTTCGTGTACTTGGAGACGAAGCCAGTGCTGTCTCCTGCAACCTTGGTTGCAAGAGACAAAGCATTGGCATACACCGTCGACGAAACCGACGGCAGCGTGCAGAGCTCCATGAAGTACTCATGGCGCTTGAGGTGAGAGCCAGCCTCAAACTGGCCAAGATGGATTGCCATGTGTGGTGGCTCCTTCTAGGCCAGATCCGTGATGAGGAGGTGCTTGTCGCGCACGTCGCAGCCCATCGTCTCGCGGCAGTAGAACGTAGCCTGATACTCGTCCTTGTCGAGAATGCGCTGGTAGATGGAACCGTCCTTGTCCATCCACGTCATCTCCTTCATGACGTACAGCTTCAGGTCGGTCTCGTCGATGAACTCGAGCGAGTTGCCGTAGCAGTCGCGGTCGGCGAAGAACGGGATGCCGTGGATCGTGAGATCGCCGTAGCCCAGCTCGAAGTCGATCGGAGTGCCAGTCGTGTTGAAGCGACGGTCGGGGAGGATCAGAGCAGCGACCTTGCGGACCTGCTTGAAGTCACCGAAGATCGCCGTCGGAACGCTGTCAGCCTTCTCGACCACGGTCATGACAGCCTCATCGAGGAGATCAACCGTGAGCGGGCGAGCCACGCCGCTGTTCGACAGGATCGTGGCGCGGTGCCAGTCGTTCGCGGCGACCGAAGCATCGATGCCTTGGAAGTTCGTGTCGTGAAGCGGGTTGTGGTCGCCGATGATGCCACGGATGCCCATCGGCTCGTTCTTGTAGCCGGTGTCAGCAGCAACCGTGAAGTCAGCGAGGTCGGTGACGCGAGTGTTCAGCGACACAAGCACGTCCGTGGCCGCAGCGCCAATGGTGCCCGAAGCCGGAGCCAGCTTGGTTGCGACGATCGTGGTGTTCGTCTTGCTCGTCACCACATACGCACCGGTCTTCACGCCAGACGTGTTGATGGACGCCAGCAGCTGGCCGACCTTGATGAAGCGCGTCGGGACCGAGTCCGTGATCGTCGCATTGCCGATGATCTGCGTCTGAATGCCGACGGTGATGGTTTCACTGGCAGCAGGTCCAGTGATCGAGATCACGCGGCACAGAATGCCGGAGCCGTCGTTGCTGTACATGCGCTGGCGCTGACGAGCGAGTAGCTTCGCCTTGGCCTGCATTTCGTTCATGACGATGTCCAGCCACGAAGCGATCGCCGAGTCGTTGGCATCGGAGGTGATGCCGTCGAACTTCATGCGACCGTAGATGTGGCGGATGCCGAACGAGTACTGGTTGAACTTCTCGACATCGGGCTCGGGAAGAGTGCCGCCAGCACCGATCGCGACGACGCCGTTGGCATCATCCGTGTGGACCGGGAAGACGACGTTCTTGCCCTGAACGCGGGTCGAGTTGCGCGGCAGTCGCTTCAGGCGCGTGTTGGGGTAGATGACCGTGTCAGCAACCACGGGCAGGAAGAGATCCTGCAGGATTCGGGTGTAGTAGTCACCGGTGCCGTAGACGACGCCACCGGTCGACGCATCAATCAGAGTCTTTGCCATGACAGTTCAGTCCTTGGCCGTTAGAGGAGGCCAGCCTTTCGCGCATATTCCAGCGCGGCGTTCCGGAGCGATCCGTCCTCGAAGCTCTTCTTGTTGAGATTCTGCGGCGGAGTAGCCGATGTGACACCGCCCCGCATCGGGGCCTGTCGCGCCATCTCAGCCATGTCGCTCCTACGAAGTCCCTGCTTCTGGATCTCCTCCAAGATCTCGCGCTGTTCGTTGGCGGCGAGTGCCGCAGCAGCCGAGCTGGTTTCGCTGGAGTGAGCCATCGTCAGGATGGCCGCCTTGTAGGCAGCCTGACCCGCTTTGTTGAGCGAGCCGTCGTGATTCACAAGCCACGGGTACTGGGTGATTTCAGACCGCACGTCACCCTCGATGCGGGACTTCGCCTCCGTGATCTCGCGCTGCTCGAGCTTGGCCTTGAGATTGGCCACCTCGACAAGGAGATTGGGGTCGGCTGCAGGGTTGGCCTGCTTGGCCGCGAGCTGATTGCCGGCATCTTCATCGCCGCTGTAGGACTCCTGCTGCCGCTGGGTCGCGCCCAGAACAGCATCAGGGTTCTGCATGGCCATGAGGAACGCCTGCTTGAGCTTGGCGTTGGACTCCAAGGAAGTCTTCAGCTGCTGGTATTCACCGTAGGCAGCCGCGTCATCCCGAAGCATCGCCTCCTTCTTGGACAGCTCCGCAGTCCTCACCTCGTAGTCGAGGCCTTTCTGGGCAAGTTCGACCGCCTTGTCCGTCGGCACCCTGATCTCTCGACCGTGGCGCTTCAGGGTCAGCTCGACGGGCGGCGTGACGGAAGCCTGATTGCCTTGTTGCGCACCCGTGGTCTGGGCGTTGGCGTTGGGGTTCTGGGTCGTCATGTCGTTTTCTCCAGCTAGGAACCAGAGGTGAGTTGTTCGAATTCTTCGCGAGAGATCTCGCGGTAGTAGTTCTTCATGATGACGATGCCAAAGTTCTGGCCTCCGTCATGAAGAACAGGGGCGTCGATCTTGCGACCTTCGCCGGCGCAGCACTGGCAGTGCGGAATCTTTCCGCCCCAGTCAGCACCCTTGGGCTTGTACGCCGTCTCCCATTCGGTGTGGCGAACCCACCCCTCGGGGTCTCCATGGATCCACAGCGCCGGTCCGAGGCACTCGCGGCACTCGATGAATCCGAGGTTAGGAGCAGCGGTCTTCTGGTTAAGCTCGTCGAGCTTCTGCCGGCGCATGTCGCGCAGCTTGAGCGCAACAGCAAACGCCTGTTCGCGCTGCTGCTCGTCGACCTTGGGAAGAGCCGGCGGCTTGGGCCGCTTGGCCTTGATCTCCGTTGCTTTCTGTTGAGCGATCTCAACCGCTCGTTCGCCAATGCTATCGGTCATGTTCTATCTCCGTGGTTGTGAAGCCTGCCCAGTCTCTCCGGGCATGCCCTTGGATGCTTGCATCATAGCCATCTGCTGCTGCGCACGTTCAGCAAGTTGCTGGCTGAACTGCTGCCAACGCTGAACAAGCTTCAGCTGCGCAGGCCCCGGAAGGCCCTCGAACTCGAGAGAGTTCAGGAACCGCTCGAGCACACGCGAGCGCAGACCCGGATCATTCCACGGCAAGACCGCAGCCTCGTACGTGGGATCCTCGATGATCTTGTCGATCTCGCGCTGCTCGGCCAGCTCTTGCTGCAGACGATGGTCCGCCCATTCGCTGCGAGTGTGGAAGGACAGGCCACGGATCAGAATGGCCTTGTCATCGGGATCTCCGGGGTTGAGGATCCCAAGCTGCGCCGCTTCGAACATGCGAGCGTGACGAGCCTCGGTGCTGTCCAGCATGTCGGGTTGAGCGATCACGTGGATGCGGTAGTGCCCGCGAAGGTCGGTGCCGGTGAAGCGTCGGACATCGATCTCGCCGCTAGGCCCCTGCACCTGCATCATGCGCGGAGCGTCGTAGAACCGACCCATGAGCTCGAGCATCGTCGTGCCAAGCTCGGCGGTGGCCTCGAGCATCGCCTCGCTGGTCGGCGTCAGGATCGCGTTGTTGTCAGCCTGTACAGCAGACACCGCGACTCCAGAGCGAAGCTGGCCGGGAAGGTTGTTGTTCGTCGGATCGGCCTGAGCCGAGATCTTGTCCATCTCCGCTTCCGACTCGGCAGCGTTCTGCAGCACGTGCATCGGCTGTTGCGGCGGAGGGCTGAACGAAGGCGTGCCGTTGGTCGGGTCGTACTCGACCACGAGTCCGGGCACGTTGGCGACCTGCATAGGCTTGATGCCGTTTCCCTTGGGAATCAGCGTCATGCCGTAACCGGCGTTGCGCATGAAGCGCATCATGTAGGTGCGCGACTCGTTGCGGGCACGCTGCGGTCCACGCAACTGCTCGACGAGCGACAAGCCCATGAAGCGGCCTTCCACCGGGAACCAATCGAACTTGGTGTACGGCAGGCGCTCGTAGCTGTTCGGCTCGTCCTTGACGACGGTGTTGCCGACAATCACAACGTGCCGACCTCGCCAGCCGTTGGTGGCCAGAGGGATCTCGTAGATCTCGATCTCGGTCGCAAGGTCAGTGCGGGGGCGACGGGTCGTCAGCGCGACACCGTGATCACCGCTAAGGAACGCGAGCACATCACGGTACTGCTCGACGCCTGCGAACTTCGAGCTCGGCTCCGGCTCGACATCCACGCCCCACTGCGACTTGATCACGTCGACAGGCTTGGCAACCTGCGTCCCGGCCCAGCGGCAATCACCGAAACCGCCACCTCTGGCATTGGGATCCCAGTGCATCTGGAACGGCTCGACCACATCGAGACACAGCTCGCCCGGACGGATGTCACGATAGCGGCGCTTCTGCTCCAGATAGAGGCGCAGCTCATCGTTGAACAACGCCTCGATGTTGGGCTCGTTGTCGTTCTCGTTGAGGTAGATCCGCTTGGGGTTCCCGATGTCAGGATCCCAACCGGGACGCAGGAAGCCACTCCCGCAGACGGCGGCCCACATCATGGCCCGTCGCTGCTTGATGCGGAACTTGGTGATGCGCTGCGCGTGCTCGAACGCGGACTTCGCGAGCTTCGCTGCCTGCACGTCACGTCGATCGTCCGACATGGGAAGCGGGGTCAGCGTGGCATTGAGGCCCTGCAGCTTGGCAAGGCTGCGCAGAACCTTGGGCAGGATCAGGTTGGCCTGATACTTCTGGCGCGAGTAGCGCGGATCGCGAGGGGGTCGAATGCTGCCGCTTTCCGGCACGAAGAACGGCTTCCCATAGAAGTAGGCCATGTTGGAGAACCACTGTTCCTCCATGGCCCTGCGCTCGACCGCTAGGTCTGGCGCAATCTTCGACGAGATGAAGTCTTCAGCCTTCAACCGTACAGCTCCTCATCTGGATCATCAGCAAGCTGGCTAACCGATCGCTGCATGAACTCAGCCACGCCAGCTGCGGTGCGAGCTTGGTCGGCAGCCATCACAATCTGTGCGACCTGAGGGCTCTTCATGCCCACGATCTCGAGCCGCGCAGTGTCAAGCGACTTGCGATCAGCTTCGATGAGCTTGAGCAGGGCACGCTGGGTGTAGGCGCTCCACGCGAGGTGCGCCATGAGGGCGGCGATCGCCACAACCGGGATCACGTCCATTCTTCTTCGCTCCAGTCTGTGTCCTGTCCGTCGGTGATACTAGCCGCTTCCGTCTCCGGAATGCAATCGGCCTCAAACTCTTTCCAATGTTGCTGGTCAAGGGACAGCCGGATTGACTCCTCCTTGCTGGCTACGAACCCGGACGACATGGCATAGCGCCGGCCCATCAGCGCGATGCCCCAAGCCATGACGTAGTCGTCGTGCTCTCCGGACGGAGCCTCTTCGCGCATGTTCGAACTGAGGTACATCTTCAGCATCTGCTCGGCCAGCCGATGGTCATGGAAGCGAGCGCCGTCGGTCTCGAGAGCCAGATGCTCACGGATCTCGTTGAACAGGGCCGGACGGCTCATGCTGTTGGTAGACCACCCCAGCTTGTGGGTAGTCCTCTGCCCGACCTTGTCGTAGGTCTCCCGGCGTCCAAGAGCGGGGTAGGACATGTCGCGCAGGGCATCCAGAGCCGACACCCCCGGACCCTCGATCTCTGGCATCAGGTAGGCGTTGCCATAGTGCATACCCAGCATGCCGACCAAGCGCCCGAACTCCTTGGGGCGGATGGTAGCCCGCATAGGTGGACGGGGAGAGTAGAGCAGCACGGCGACCTGTTCGCAGGTCTTGGCGTTGATAACGACCGCGACCGAGTCGTCGCCGCCGGTCACCCCATGGCCAACGTCGACCCCGATGGCGTAGGGCGTCCCCGGCTTTGGGTGCTCCCAGATCCACAGCGGACCCGTCGGGTCAGCGGCCATGCGGTAGGACTTGCGGTCATCGTCGATCAGGATGCTGCCCTTCCAGATCGGATCCTTGGCCTCGGACTTGATGGACAGCACCTGATTGCTTGGAAAGGCTGGGCGTCCTGAGGCGATGAATGCCTCTCGAGGCGTGGCCGGGAACTCTTGGTGGAAGAGCTCGACGTTGCCACGGAAGGTGTTCTCGATCTTGGCCCTGCGCCACGCAAGCTGTCCGGCATCCAAGCCCATGCGCAGCAGCTCACGCTCCTCATCATCGAGCGTCTCAAGCAAGGCAACAGCCTGATCCTTTATTAGCTTGAGCGAGTAGTCAAAGTTCTTGTCGTACCACCACGGAAAGAACAGCGCGTGCCAGTCGGACTCTCCACGGTATGCCCGCATCCAGAAGTCGTACCACCAGTTCATGCCCGATCCGGTGCCTTCGTAGCTGATCACCGTGTTGGGCTCGTCGGGAACAGCGTTCTCGATGGCGATCGCACGCTTCTCAGGATCGGGCCAGATCTGAGGCTCGGTGCAGTGCGCAAATCGGTACATGCCGCCACGACACGGGTCCGGGTTCTTGGCCGTGTCGATATCGAGCAGGCTGTAGATCGGCTCGTCGAAGTACAGCACCGATCGGTTCTCGTACTTCACTGGCAGCTTGAACGGCAGCTTGGCCTTCATGAGCTTGCCGATCTCGAGCAGCGCGTTCGCGCCGTCCGTATCGTCGGCCACGATGACGCCACGTGCGTTCGGAGTCTT